ATAAGATATACGAATTATAGTCTTTACTTAGAAGGATTTGAGGCAGGAAGTCTACACTTAAGGGAGGCACACCTAATTGATGTAAAAAACGATTTAAAATGATTAGCACACGACAACTAAAAATCCTACAAAGCCTCTTAGTAAGGAGGTTTAATGATAGAGAAGCCCGCTTGGCATTTCTCTCCTCCCTTGTATGCAGGGAGCTGGGTTCAAGCAAGGAGCTGACAGAAGACGAAGCCTTTAAAGTGTTAGACTGGCTGGGATATAACTATAGTAATGAGGCATACTTTGACAGTCATAGCACGCAACACCTTAGCATACTGGCTAAGTGCCACGAACTGGGATGGGTACATGTGGATAGCCCAAGGATCACCGACCTTCAGCGATTAGGCAAGTGGCTACTTTCTAAAAAGTGTCCTGTACAAAAACCCCTCAAGGAAATGACGACTAAGGAAGTCAGTAAGGTAATAGGAGCATTAGAAAAGATAATTGAAAAACGATACTTGAAAACATCCCCCTCCCCCCCTCCAAGGGGGGATGAGTGGCCCCCCAAGCACCAAGTATTACGCACGATAGGAGGGCATTGTACAGTAGAGATGACTGCTGTGTTTTGCCAAGATTGTGGAATGCAACTCAGTGAAGCAGAAATAGAAGTATAACAATATAAAAATGGATAAAAAAGAAGTAATAGAGGAGTTTAAAAAAATTATCATAGCTCTTAAAGAAGTCAAAAAGAATACTATTTTAGCCAAAGGTATAATAAATGGTATCTTTTTAGATATTCCCGATGGAATAGTAGCCGATAAAGATATAGAGTCCTTTGTTAAAGAGATAACAGAGTTAATAGAAAGAATAAATACCTTATGGGCAGATAATTAAATTTCGGAAAATGACATATATAGTAACCATACGCAGTTGTGCGGTAGTTGTGAAGCTCACTTATAAAGGTGGCAAATTCTCTAAGTTAGAGGTCAAGAAAGGCACTTTAGACGGGGAATATCTCAAGCAAATAGGCCTGCTTATTCCCCCCTTAGAGAGTCTTATAGACGAGTGGCAGGGCAGTTGGGGGGATAGAGTTACCTACCGAGAGGAAGAAGCGAACCCCCCGAGCTTATATGCCCTATTCTTAGACGAGTGGTTTGCTTTCTATAACAGACAATTTGGTTTGTCCCCAAAATTCACGGGTGCGGACGGCAAGGCGCTCAAGCAAATCATCACCTACCTTACGAGCAACTCTGCCGATGAGGAGGAAGCCCTCGCCACGTGGCAGTACCTGCTACCGCACTGGGGACAATTAGACGAGTTTCATCAGCGGAATACCGATTTAAAGTACATCAATTCCCAATTAAACAAAATATTACAAAATGCAAAACGAGGTAATAGTAAGGCAAAATCAAGCGTTAGCGACGATTTCAAACAAAGAATTTTTAAGGGTTTATTCACCGAATAACTGCCTTATGCATAGCTCGTCACTCAAGGGAGTAAGTGACGCCTTGAGTAGGCAAACCCTCAGCCTGGTGCAAATCAAAAAAGGCAAAGGAGAGGTTTTTCTCAGAAGTTATATCAGTATGTGGCTTATCTACCTCAACGAGGTTTTGAACCTAAATAATCCCCTTACGGAGGCACAGATAGAGTTATGCGCCGAGCAGATCATGGCAGATTATCATCACCTGAAGATATCGGAGTTATCGCTTATCTTCAAGAGAATTGTATCAGGCGAGTGTGGCGAGCTGTATGAGCGTATCAGTATGCCTAAGATAATGAATATATTCCGACAGTATGACCAGGAGCGCACCGAGGTAGTTGTCACCCAAAACCAACAAGCCCACGAACAATTCCGCTATAGGGAGAATCGCACGGAGAGTTATGACGATGATCTGGAGAGGCTTTGTAAAAAGATGAGGAAGTTTTGATGTGTCATTTTTATATTTTAATTAGAGAACACCCGCTAAAATCCAATTTGGAAATAAGCGGGTGTTTTTTTAATTTTGCGGTCTAAACCAAAGAATACCATAACTTATGGAAGCCCAAGAGAAAGAACACAAAGGATACAACAAAAACTGCCTATTGCGCTACAGGGCAGTAATGGAAGAGTTCAATAGACATGATTGCCGCTACATTCCTATTTCAGTAATATGGAGGGAATTTATCTACCCTAAGTTCTTCATTTCACGAAAAACCCTCTACAAGATCCTTAATACAGATGTGGACGAACAATTGCTAATAGCCAATAACCAATGATTAGCCATGAGTTAGATATTCTGTATCTGGCAGGAGTAATATACCTCATACTCTTGGAGCCCATCATCACGAAGGGTTCGGTTTTGTGAGGTACGGATAAGAGGGGATACATTAGGCAAAGGAGAAAAGCCGTGTATCTTTTGGTGTATCTTCTCTATGAGCGTCCAGATAGCCCAAGCATCCTCCTTTTGTCTTCTTGGCGCTTGTAGGGAAGTATTTGTAAGGCGCATATTAGCTATGGTAATTTTGATTTGTACCTGAGCTATTTGTCGTTGTAGAGGTGTTTTGGTAAGGTCTTTTCCTATGTTGGAATACTGTACCTGTTGCACATCTATCAATGTACAAGGGTATTGCACAGGCATATTAGGACTGTAATAGTCTAACTGCCCCCAATTCTCGTCTATGTATTTAAGTTCTGTTATCTCGCTTACTTTCTGTTGTATTTTCTCTAATAATGCTTTCATTGGTGTATGCTATTTAGTAGTTCTTTCATATTAAAATTTACAATATCATCTACCATTCGTTTTACTTCAGGATGGTCACCGATAAATTGTCGCTTGGGTATTTTTAGTTTGTCACCTACCTTTTTTAAGGCAAGGGCTTTCCACTGCTCTGCTTCTACTGAAAAAGCCTTTTGAGCACTCCCTTTGCGTCCTTTAGCCGCCCCGCTCACTTTGTAGTACATTGCCCAAAAATAACGTTTCATTTTTTCAGTTATTACGAGTTCGCCCCCATTGTTCTGCAAATCAGCATAGGGTACGGAGCTTGTCCAACGCACAGAAGATCCCTCAACTGTACTACGGATAGAGCGGCGCAGGGTTCCAGTACGCATCATTAGAGAGCCACGGCGATTGGGGATTTTAGTTTCTGGCCACCCATTGCCAAAGAATCCCTTACGCTCGCAGTTGCGGTCGAAAGCCTCAGTAAGTTTTACCTTGGTATCGGTTAAAACGTGATTTAAAAAGGTTTTAAAGTCCATTTCAATAATGGTTAATTGTCAATGATTAATGATTAATTCTTCTATGTATTGCTTAGTTTTTTGCTATAGAAAAGTTTTTAAAAGATTTGTTTTTTGTTTGAAATTTGTTTTGTACCTTTGTAGCCAAATATATAGTTTACTTATGGAAACAATCTTCGACTACGCTCCCACAGAATGGGAATTGAATGCTTTGAGGTTTGATTCTTTTTCATTCATGCTAAAATTTGGCATTGAATTAAAAGAAGAATTAACCCCCGAGAGCTATAAGAAGCATATTACTAAGGAATTTGCTTTTTATGATTTGGCTTGCCTCTTTGAGGAAAGAGGAGATATGGACAAGGCCGAGCAATATTGGCAACAACTACCAAAAGCCTACAAAGAATATGGCTTAGGGTATGATTGTGACTTTACCGCTGTATAGCAAAAAACTCTATTATCTTTTCTCCTATATTAGAATAATCACTCATTAGATGAGGTTTAAAGAACTCAACGGCTTCTTCTTCACTTATACCATTTGTTTTTAGCCTCTCCCTAAAGTTATTTATCCAACCTTTATATCCATATCCCTCCTCTAAAATCTTTTGTTGATGTATGGCTTTTCCCCCAAGCCTTTCTATAAATTCATTGTATGTATGACGAGCTATAAATTCATTTATTGTCTCCATACTTTCTGTTTGTCTCCTATTGAGTAGTATCGGGCGTGTTTGTGTCTTAGCATGTAATATTTCGTGCCATAAAGATTCTATAGCGTATTCCTGTTTAAATGTTAGCTCTTCTCCTTTTTTTATAGCTCCTAAAGCTTCTCTCAATTGAATAGAGGCATTGAAACCAATACCTGCAAAGGTGTGGTTACTAATCTTTATTGTTGATTTTCCAATCCATTCATTAGTGGAAGGGCGATAAGACATTGAGTGTTGCATTAAGAAATTAGGAGAGTTTGTAAAACTCACTTCACCAAGCCCTTTTCTGAAATCTTCGGGGAATAACTCTGCATATTTTAGCATTATATTTTCCACTTCTTCTTTTGTGGGGAAATCTCTTCTTATGAGCTCTTGCAAATTAACTGAAGTTCTATTATTTATTGCTTCTAACTCTCTTTGTGCCTGCTCAGCTCCTACCACTTTTGCATAAGTATTGTTAGGTGGAAATACTTTCTTCTCTTGTCCTGGATTGAAACGAAACATCTCCAATTTATTCTTTCCACTCTTTCCTATCTGGGTAGTGGCTACCTCGCCTGCCTTTTTGGCAGTTTCGGGGTTACTTTTGGTGTTTTCACGTGCCAATACTTCTACAGCCGTACAGCGACAACGCCAGCCATTGGGTGGGTAATATTCTGTCCAAAAAGCATCATCTTTAGGCAAACAGATTCCTGCTAAAGAGGCGTGACTTTGTCTTACTCGCTCATCGCCTGCGGTACGATATTCCAACCAATACCTACTTGTATCCTCTTGCAGGTTTGCCCAATTAGTGGCACTTTGGGCGCTCTGTACAGCGAATTGGTACTCGGCTTCTAAGTAGTTACGGTTGTAGGTGTTATTCAGTTTTAGGATCTCCTGTTCAAACTGATAATAAGAGCGTATGTTACCCTGCTCGTCTTTTAGTTTGCTACGGGCTTCCGTAAGTTGTGTATGGGTTTTTAGCCCCGAAAAGATAAATACATCTCGCTCTAAATAGGCTCTCATTTCCTCCGGTACTTCGTGAGGGATAGCAGTATTAAACACTTCAGCGGTAGCAGTAATGAGGTCGCGGTAGGCTTTGTATTTGGTTAAGTCTTCCGGCTTGTAAGTGCCCTTCTTATGCAATTGGTCAAAGGCCTTTTTCGCTACCTTAGTAAGGTCTAAAGGCTTTTGTGGAGGCTCTTGTGCGCTTGATAACCTTGCTTCTTGGCATGCCTCACAATCACAGGGCGCATATTGCAGACTTAGACTTTGATGCATAGCCCCGAAATAGTGGTGAGCCACCGCGGGCATAATTTCGGGGCTTAGTCGAAAAAATCTAAGGAGAGCTTTTGAGGTGTAGTAGGTGTTTTATTACCTACTATCTCAATACCAAACTTTTCTTTAATCCAATCATCAGAGACCTCTTTATAAGGTAGTATTTCCTTAGTACGTGTCCACAGTTCGCCCAAGTCCTCTGCTTGGTCATACACGAGCGATAAGCCCTCTTCGGGGAGTACTCCAATAGCGTATAGAGCAGGGAGCACTTTGTCATTCATATACAGCTCTACCATAGTTTGGTCGGCATCCACAAGGGCTTGTAGCATATCCTGTGAACTGACCTCCTTACCCTTGCTGCCATACTTAGTGTCTTGTCCAATGATAGCCCCTGAGATAAGTAAGGAGATATTGTCTCGGCATAGTTTAATCAGCCCATCATACACTTCACCCGTAGAAGGAACCCCATTGGTTGCCCACTCGAATTGCTCGGTTTCGTCAATGATAAACCCAGCAGCTGCTCCCATCTCGGTCATCCCTTTCTCGGCACGATTGAGGGCTTGACGATCACGGGTGTTTGTTTTCATTACACGTGGCGGAATACCGTAAATTTCGCATAACTCTGACCAGCAACTTTGCGCAAATCGGCTAAAGAGGATATGTGGTATCGCCTTATTGATAAGTCCCAGCTCACCTACCCCGCCAAAGTCCAACAGCCAGGTACCATACTCAGAGGCATTGAGATAGTCTAACCCCTTGTCGTCGGTATAGTCCTTGAGAATTAGCCCCTTTTGAGGTATTACATTTTGGCGAGGTACTAAGGAAACTTCTACGCCCTGCTCATCAGTACGATTGAGCTCTATAAGGGTATAGCCAAAGTACTCACTATCCAAAATATGCCCGATAATCTCGCCAAACCATACAGACTTCTGCAATTGACTTGTCAGCTCGGGGTGAATTTCCCCATTGGCTTTCTTTATGGAAAAGTTAGCCGATAGCGTCTTTAGTTTGCGATTTTTGATTTGTGAGGTAGTATGGGCGTCAAGGAGCATATCCTTTACCAAGTTGTAGTAAGGATATAGCTTAGGGTTATCTATATTCTCAGCCATAGAGAGGGCACTCTTCCAGGTGAGTACATCAGCACGGGTACGCGCCATAGCCTTGGGAACGATATTGCGGGTAGGTTGCAGGCTGTTATTACCTGCTTTTTTAGTTTTCTTATAGTTCTTATAGGGTTTCATTGCTTGTATTTTCCTTTAACATTAATACCTTTCTCGGTGATTTGTAATACTTCGGCACTAAATCCGTCTGCTTCTAATTGAATGCGTATATGCCTATCAAGGGCACGAGACACATTTCCATTGAGAGCGTGCTTGATATTCCCTCCAATGATGGGTGATTCTTTCCATTCGCCCTGAAAAGAAAGTAGGAGAAATTCGAGGTGTTGAGCGGTACTTTCCCCACAGAAAAAGTCGCCTTCTTGTATGACAAGGTCATAATCTGTATTGGTGAGTATATCTTTCATTATTCGTGATTAAATTTTTTACGGGAACCAAAGAGAAAAGGAGTTGTTTGTTGTTGGCTTTCCTCAGTACGAGGCATAATAGGTAACGAACTGATATTTACTTCTCCTTTAGCAAGTCTTTTAAGGTACTCTATTGCTCTATCGTAACGTTCTTTGGCGTGGTCATAGA